CATGTGTCTATTAGATACATGTATACATATTGTTTCGGCTTACTAGGCCAGGGTGTTGTAACCCTTATAGTTTCCAGATGTGAAGAACAAGTTAGTTGGAGCGTGTAGTGCGTACATACATGTGCTTTGTACATGATGTCCGTAATTTACCGCCAAACATTCTTGCTTTCTACTTGAGGATGTTATTATTGCATTCGCATAATGCTTTGTAACATCCATCATCTGGGATTTTTCCCATTCCACGGGTTGTGTCTTTAGAGCCATACTATTGACACTTAACTAATTTTCTGGTATTACTATGAATTAGTACGATATACAATTGTCGATTGTATATTGTAGTCTTAAATGACATAGACATTAACACAAAATAAAATAAAGAAAGTTGAGATTTGATTATAATATCATATTTCGATTATTTTCGAGATTTAATTATGTGCACGACCCTTATACTGGCGTTTTAAGATATAAGTCCTTATAAGCACCACCGTGAGTAACACTAATTAGATTTTGATTATAGTTGAGATATTTTACTATATTCGAATCTTCCATGTCACTTCCATGGATGTTTTCTATTTCCATTCTGAAATTAGATATTATCTGTAGAAACAGATCGTCGACCCGGACGTAAACCGTGGCTTTCATTCTTTTTCACTATGGTCACAAAACATACAATATTAGAATGCGAACCGGAGGTAACGCCTTCGGATAGGGACCCCAGCTACAACTGGGCAGATCGCTCTCAACAGGAGAGCGATGAATGCGATTCAAGTGAATTCGAATCTTATATAGAAGATTTCCAATATCGCTTAACAATGATTCGCGCAAAATTGCAAATACCTTCTATCTTTAAAGGAGGTTTTGATGTAGATCAATTCTGTGATCTTCTTGAGAATTTTGTTCTCTTATATTGGGATCTATATAGATCCACTACTGTAGAGGACATAGTAAGTGCATGTTTACATGCCTTCAAACATATTGTTAAGAAATCTATCATTGACTATACATTAACTTCATCTTTCGTATCTTCTTTACGACAGATATTTTCTGGCGTTTCTATCCAATCTGGCGTGTCTGAAACAATTAGACACATAGTCAATGGACATGAAGCTGTCAGCAAATCTGAGTTAGCTCTTCGCATACGCGAAGCGCTTTCTTACCTTATTTCTTTTTCTGCTTTTTCGTTCTTGAATGTGAATCCTACAACAAATGAGAAAAGAGTGAGAGATTATTCTCACTTATTATCCAAGAATCCAATCCAATTTGGATCTGAAATGTTAATCTCTCTTCTAAAATTGTTTGAATTTGCATTAGAAAATGGAAAAGCATATTGGCATACTGGTGATTTGAATCATTTGTTGTTCAAAGATGACAAAATCAGAAAGTGGAATCAAGATTATCTTGAGCTAATTGATTCTTCCCACATTGTTAAGAATCCTTCACAGGATTTTAATATTGGGGCGTTTGAAATGAAACTCAAGGAAACTATTGAACTTGCTTTAAGATATATGTCTGTACCCGAATTAATGGGTAAATATGAACAACAGATCTTTCTTAATAGAACTAAAGAGTTAAGAGAGATTCAACGTAATCTCCAGTTAACTCAAGCAGCGCAAGCTACTAGACCACCACCAATGTCCATATTAACTTATGGTTCTTCCAATATAGGAAAGTCTTCTTTTTCAAAAATTTTGTTCCAACATTTTGCAAAAATAAGTACTCATATTGGAAAGCCGCTGTCTTTTGAAGACAAATATCACTACGAACGTGTTGTATCAGATAAATACTGGAGTGGCTTTACAACCGCTCAATGGTGTGTATCTATGGATGACATTGCTGTAGCTCTTCCTTCTAAAGCGTCTAGCGATGAAACACTAGATGAAATTATTAGGATAAATAATACCGTTGCTTTTATCCCTGAGCAAGCTCAGATTGATGGTAAAGGAACTATCCCTGTTCGTCCTAGATTGTTTCTAGGATCTACTAACACAAAAGATCTTAATGCACAATATTGGTTTTCATGTCCTTTCGCGGTTCAAAGACGATTTGAATATACTATCTCTTTAACCGTGAAACCTGAATATATGTCCAAAATGAGTAATGGCATGTTGGACAGGGATTTAATTCCAGATGACATGGGGTACGATGACTTGTGGAACATCGTTGTTGAGCGACCCATGCCCGGTAAGAAAGTAGCAAATACCACACGTATTACTGCCAAATATGTGAAAGTTTTTGAGACAAGTGATATCTCAAAATTTTTAGATTGGTACGCTGATGAGATCGAATTATATTATGCAAGATGTGATGCAATAACGAATTTGTCCAATAAATACAGCACTACATTTATGTGTGAACATTGCGCTCGAATGGAGTGCGTTTGTGGCACGTGTGGTAAGTGCGGTAAAAGTGATTGCTCGTGTGCTACAATACAATCAGGCATTGTAGCAGCTACTATTACCTATGGTGTATATGTTTATATACTTTTTATGTTCCTTGGATGGTGCATAACTTTGGAATCTGTTTTCTCTGTGCTAGAACACTATAAATGTGGTCCTGTCGCATACGGAGCCAGTTTCTTCGGTCTACGCATTAGACGTCTCCGTCACCATCTGCAAGGATATATACTGAGAAATAGTGTTGGTCGAGTGCGATCTATATTAACACCTTCCGGTTCTTCTAAGTCTATTTTATATATGCTTGCTATTGTTATCCCAGTGATATGTGTATATAAATTTGCAAGGAGGAAAAATACTGCTATTCAGGGGAGTTTATTTTCTTCGGAGCCTGTTAAGGTTCTTAACGAAAAACCCAATGTGTGGCATAACAAACCAACCCATGAACTAGCAACTGATGATCTACCTCCGGCGTTACGATCGTCCAAAAGCTTAACTATTGATGACCAACTTAAACTCATTGCAAAGCAGGTTTTTGCAATGAAGCTTAGTTTGAAAAATGGCAAATATGTGATGGGTCAATGTGTTGCTTTGGGAGGGCAGTTATACATGACAAATGCCCACTATTTTCTTCATGACATTGAAGAAATAGAGGTATCAATGTCGGGTATTTCTGATCCAATAGGTAATAGAGCGACTTTTATCTACAACTCTGATGACATTAAGTTAGATAAGAAAAACGATATTGCCGTATTCTGTGTACGGTCTTTGCCTCCACGTAAAGGGATTTTTGATCGAATTATTAATAAGTCTAAGAGTCTTAATATGACCATTGGACGTTTTATTACTAGAGATTATGTTTCTGGTATAGCGACTAGTAGACTTGTTAGGAGTATGATTACTCGTCCCCAACACGTGCGAGGACTAGACGTAGATATTTCTATCCACACTCAAATAGTATCGGGGATACCTGATGACTATGTAACAGTAGGGGGAGAATGTGGAGGCTTGTATATCGGCATTTATGATGGTCGATGTGTGCCTCTTGGATTGCATGTTGGTTTTAAACATGACGTCGGCAAAATGTTAGCTGTGTCTATTTGCCAGAGCAAGCTACAGCGCCTTATGACACAATTTGATTCTCTTTTTACAATACAAGATGCGCCACCTGTTTTAACTACCAAAAATGGTAAACCACAAAGATTGATGCCTATACACGCGAAATCACCTGTTAACTTTGTTGAGGGACACGCAAGTGTATATGGTGGGCTAAAATCGTATATGCCTACGCGATCTCGCGTAGCACCAACGTTTTTGGCCCAAAATTTCGTGGATAAAACCAAGTCTGATGGTAGGTTTGCTATTGAGATTAAAACTGGTGCTCCTGTTATGCAAGGATATCGTCCGACCCAACAAGCTTTGGCTAAGTTGGTCACTCCAAGTGCAAATATTGATTCACACTTGGTAGATGAGGTTGCTGGTAGATTTTTACATGATATTTTATCAGGTCTTCCCTCATCAGAATTATCTCTGATAACACCTATGTGTCTAGATGATGCTATAAATGGTGTTGACGGGGTGCAATACCTTGATGGTATTAAACGTAGTACATCAGCCGGGTATCCGTGGCGGCACTCCAAACGTCCTTTGCTTCGGTATATTGATGGCGATCGGGTGACTGTTACTCAAGATGTTCTTAATCGCATCCAGGATATTGAATCAAAATATATGTCTGGACATAGGTATCGTCCAATCTTTATAGCAACACTTAAAGATGAAGCTTTACCTATTGAAAAGGTGAAGGCGGGGAAAACGCGAGTTTTTGCTGCCGCTCCTTTAGATTTCCTATTAGTTACGCGAAAGTTACTTTTGCCTTTTATTAGAGTGATGCAACGTAACAAGTTACTTTTTGAAACAGCCATAGGATGTCAGGCTCAGTCTAAGGAATGGGAGATATTGTACAACCATTTGGCAACTAATCCTATTGACCAGACTGTGGCGGGAGATTACGCTTCTTTTGATAAGCGTATGTCACCAATTTTCACTCTAGCGGCTTTTAAAATCATAAGAGAAATTTGTGCTAGAGCTGGATATACAAAGGGTGAATTGAAAGCTATTGAGTGTATAGCCCATGATACGTGTTTTTCGAATCAGGATTATTTTGGCGAATTGGTCATGTTTCATGGTTCCAATCCGTCTGGCCATCCCTTGACAACTGTTTTGAATTCACTTGTTAATTCTTTGTATATGCGTTATGCGTATGCTCAGCTCAATCCAAAGCAAGAAGTTTTCTCTTTTAAGAGAAACGTCAAACTTATTACATATGGAGATGATAATATTATGACAGTATCGTCATCAGCTACTTGGTTTAATCATACGGCTATTCAACGTATTCTATTGGAGAGTGACATTGTTTATACAATGGCCGATAAAGATGCTGAGTCAAAACCCTTTATCTCGCTATTTGAAGCATCATTTTTAAAAAGAACTTTTAGATATGATGAGCAAATAGGTGGAATCGTTGGTCCTTTAGAACACGATTCTATTGCTAAGATGCTTACTATGTGTGTGCAATCCACGGCGTATGTTCCTCATTATCACATGTTAACCATTGTCACTACTGCATTGGAAGAGTATTTTTGGTACGGGAATGATGTGTTCGAAAATAGGCGTGAGCGCTTTAAAGAAATTTTGCTGAGCACAAATAAATATACGCGAGAGGAGGTAATGTCTTGCCTTCCCGAATATAGTGATTTGCTCAGTAGATATGACGAAGCTTCAAAACCATTTAAATGATATTACTACATGCGTTAGCATGTGGCAGTATCGCCAAGGGTATTTGATAACCGCCCAGCGAGGAAAAGCTAAAAGGTTTACCATGTAGGGGGAATACCACCACTTAGATTTCAGGTGTCAGTGTGGCAGATGTCAATCCCTCTAGTGAATGAGCAGACTTTTTCAAGTCTATTCCTAGATTGTTCGGCTCATTATAAATATAGGATAACTAGGTTTCCTGATAGGGGTGTGCTTATAGGTTTACGCACGTCCGACATAACAACCTGCTTCATCAAATGAAAATTCGCATCAGAAAGGTGATGCTTACGGCATTCGAGATTCTTCGTCTGCCAGCTCTATAGAGCGAACCACCAATCTTCTGACTAAAGGCCTTGATGGACCTTCGCCAGATATTGTTGTAGGTGCTGATCACGATCAGCATCAAGTCACGCAGTTTACTGATATTGTGGCACCTGAGACACATGATATTGTTTCAACGCCATCTATGTTAGCAAGCGGTGACATGATCAAACAGGGAGAGTTGGCTGCTTTTCTTTCTCGACCTGTTCTTATTGATGAGAGTACGTGGACTGTGGGGACCACGTATGCGTCGTTAGGATTGAATCCTTGGGTCTTATTTTTCAATAATTC